CATGGCCTGCGCCAGACCTTTTATTGCCATACTCATTCCTGTTCGACAAAAATCCGGGGTTTACCGTTGTACGTGTCATAACGGGTCACCGTCAGTGTGCGCCCCGCAAACACAACAACATCATGACGGGCCGGACGGTACCGGGCTGAAAACACCACCAGTGACAACTGGCTGCCCGAAAGCGCCCCCATCTCCGCGGACTCTTCCTCCGGCATCACGTCGTACACGACGCCGTTAATCTCCGCCTGTTTGCCCATCACCCGAACGGTCGCCACGTCCATCCGGCAACACATTCGCGTAAACAGATCAGACATTGATTTTTACCGCCACAGTGGCGCTGTTTGCAGGGGCATTTTCCCAGGCTACCCCCGCTGCCACCGCACCGTCTGCAGCCAGCTGCACAACCCCGTCCTTCAGATAAACCACCGCGCCGGACTGAATGTCGTCAGCAGACTGTTTGGGCAGCAGGAACACGCCTTCGGCAAAACCGTCACCGGCCTCACCGGCAGGAATATCGGTAATGGCCACGGCCACCATACTGCCGACCACCACCGCAGCACCGCTCAGGATGGTCTGATCTCCGGCATTCACCAGTTCAATGGTGGTACCGTCCTGTACAAAATTTTTCGCCATAATGCTGTTTCTCCGGACAGCCCCTGTGGGGCTGTTTTTCAGGCATAAAAAAAGCCCTTTCGGGCAGTGATTGTGATAACGCGGTTATCAGGCCACCGACGAACGCACCAGCCCGCGCCAGTCAAGTGGTGCCACTCCGGCATCAATACGGATTTTTGTGGCAATGCCGTCAGTGGTGAAACCTTCCTGCTGATCAATGTATGGCGTGTCCACACCATCCAGCCAGGCCACTTCAATGGTGTCAGTGCCCTGTGCCGCCGCCAGATACCAGGTTTTCGGGTCTGCCGCATCAAGACGCGCTTCTGCAATCACCTCAGCAAAGTTCTGGATAGGGTTAATGACACCGGCGTTTGCATCCGCCCCTTTCACACTGGCCGATTTGATGGTCTGGTTCGCCACCGTCTCCAGTGCCACCGGTACCAGCATAAAGGCCGGACGGATATTCAGGGCACGATCGCCTTCTTTCTGCAGGCGCATCATCTGACGGGCCGCATCCAGTCCGGAAACGGAGATCCCCCCGGTGGCAATATTTTTGTGATCGGCATGGAACAGCGCCTTACCGTCGGACAGTTTCGGGTTATCCGTCAGCACCTTGTAGACCAGGTCACCAATCGTTGCCTTCGCCGCACGCCCCATCTTCATCGGCACGTCCACCAGCATATTCAGATCATCATTGATAATGGCCTGGCGGGTGATGGAGAAAATCTCCCCGTAAGTGGCCAGTGCAATGGTCTCCTTGCGATCTGAGGTGGTGATGTATTTATACTCCGCCCCCTCACGAACCTGGCGCAGAGAACCAAAACCGCCCATCCCCACGCGATACGCTGTTTTGAAGTCTGACAGGCGTCCCTTACGGGTCCACTTCTGGAAGGTTTCTTCTGATTCCTCCCAGCCCTGGATCAGCCCCTTGTTCGACACATCCAGCAGAATATTGCCAAAATCAGAGGTGCTGTGCGTCAGCGCCAGCCCGACCATCTGCATGGGGTTATAACTGGCCACCCCAATACCGCGCTCCGTCAGTGACATGCGAGCCCATTCACGCAGGGTCATCCCGTTATAGGCGTTATCCTTCTCGACATTTTCAAATCCGGCACGGGCCAGCATCGCCTGGCGGATCCCGTCCCCCACAAAATTGCCGTTTCCGGCATAAATATGGGCCGGTGTATTTTTGTTGGTCGGCGAGGACTCCTTGCCCATTCATTCAGCTGACGTTCACGGGCCATTTCCAGCGAACAGTCAGGATCAGCCACGCACTGTGCCTGAAGCGTCTGATAGCGACCGCCGAACATGGCAAACAGATCGTTAATGCCTGACATGCGGGCTTTCTGCTCAGCCATAACGCGGGCGCGAATGGTCGCCTCATCAGACACTGCCGGTACCGGTGATGGTTCTGTTACCGCCGGTGCAGGGATTGTCACTGTGGTATCACGCGGGGCACTGTTGCGTGGCGGAGTAATCATGTTTCGGATGGATTCCGGCATCTTTTTAAATTCCTCTGTACGTTTTGACTGAATACATGCCATTGCCTCAACAGCGGGTGTCACCTGGTCAGCAAATCCGTGTGCCAGACATTCGGCACCGGACATCCAGGTTTCATCCGCCAGCATGGCGGCAATTTCATCGGTGGTTTTTCCGGTTTTCTGCGCATAGGCTGGCAACAGTACCGATTCGACTTTATCCAGCAAATCGGCATAACTGCGCATATCCTCAGCATCCCCGCCACTGAATCCCCATGGCTTATGGATCATCATGAAGGCATTTTCCGGCATAATGACCGTATCACCGGCCATCGCAATCACAGATGCCATCGAGGCGGCAACGCCATCCACATACACGGTAATGGTCGCCCCCTGATTTTTCAGGGCATTAAAAATGGCGATGCCTTCAAAGACATCGCCACCCGGTGAATTGATATGGAGATTAATGTGGGTGATATCACCCAGTGCATTCAGTTCGCTGACAAACTGCTTCGCGGTAACTCCCCAGAAACCAATCTCGTCATAAATATAAATATCCGCGTCACCCGGCCCCCCAGCTTGCATCCTGAACCAGGATTTATTCTTCATGCTGGCTTTCGGTGTCGCGCTGATACTGTCGTTCAGTTCCGGCACTGTTGCCTCCTTTGTCGTTGACGGGGTCAGTATCAAAGACCAGCCCCAGTCTGCTGTTTTCATCAATTTCAGCCTTGCGGCGACGTTTGACCTCATCCGGATTGCGCCCACCGGCACGCACCCAGTCAGATTCTGTCGCTGCACCACCCCGGATCTGAATTCTCCAGGCTTCAGCTTCCTTAACCGGGTCGATCCACGGCATCACCGGACCGGAATACGTCGCGTTATATAGCGTTTTCATCTCCACATCCGCCGGAATTTTCAGCAGACCTGCCGCAACCACCATATTCAGCCATGTCCGGTACACCGGGCGGGTTACCGCGCCAATAAAACAGTCCTGCAGGATCAGGTAACCATCCGTGGACTCGACCAGCTCCTGCCGCTGGGCGCTGTAGGTGCCGTTATAGTTACGCGCCGCACTGGAAAAACTCAGACGACTGCCTGCTGCCACTGCACGCAACTGGCCGTTGCGGAAAGTTTCAAGGTTGGGATTGGGACGGTCAGATTTGACCATGCCGATATCCTCGCCCTTGCGCAAATCGTCATAAATAATACCCGGGGTGATATGGACTTCCCGCTCGGTCTCTTTGATCCCCGGATCTTCATAGTCCTGTCCGTCACCTTTACGGATATACAGTCCCAGCGCCGCAGCAATACGCGCCGCTGTCAGTTCCGCATCCTCATACTCCTTAAGGGCACTGATCCGCATCAGCACCCCCGATAACATGGATGAGCCTCGCGTCTGATGCAGACGACGAGTGAACTTCAGGTGGATCATTTTTCCGGCAGCGATTTCTTTCGTATCACTCTGCCGGCCGCTGACCGGATAATTTTTATAAACCAGATATTTTTTCGGTCTTCCCCACTCATCAAGAAAAACCCCCTGATTCAGTCCGGCGGATTCATCAGTGCGCATGGGAACAAAATCCGGCTCCATCGCCTCAAGCCAGAATGGCACTCCCGCCGTCCGTTCCAGACCGTTTCCCGCACCACTGACCATCTGCGCAAACACTTCACCATCCCGCAGCCAGGTCCGCAGCAGTAAACGTTCAAGCACAGGACGGGTATACTGCCCTGTCACATCCGGACTCACGGACCATTCAGCCCACAAACGGCGGATATCCGCAGCCAGCTCAGCCGCCATTTCCCCGTTTTTTCGTAATGGCTGAGGCTCCACAATAATTCCCCTGGCACCAATCACCCGCTCTTCCAGCTTGTCAAACACACCAATCACCAGGTCATGATTGATATCCAGAAAACGGGCCTGCTCCCGCAGGGAAACCGCACCGTATTTACTGAGCTGATCAGCAGAGCGATTTTCCCGCCGGGCTTTATGTGTCCGGGTCGGTTTCACCGCCTCATAGGCCATGATTAACGCCCTTGAACGCAGTCTGGCTGCTTTCCACCCGGGGGAAAACACGCCGATCACATCATCAATAATTGCCATTAAAACCTCGCCAGTTTAAATCCCGGTTTTCCCCGCCTGCGGCTCACCATCGCGGCAAGCCTGCGTTCCCACTCCTGACGTCCGGCGCGGATCTGAGAAAGGCTTTCCAGCGTCAGTTGCTGCCCGTTGAAGATGACAGACTTTCCCTCCAGTACGGCCATTTCCGCTTCACGGTACCGCTGTATCATTTCTCTGGCTTCTTCTGTGCTCACAACCAGCCTCCTGATGTTATCCATGGATTATCTTCCGCACGCTCCGTCCGCAGTTTTTTCTTCCGGCGACGGCGTTTTTCTGCCCCGGCCGTCAGTTCCGGGGATACCGTTTCACCAGAACGCTCCTGCGGGAAGACGAGCCACGTTTCCCGCTGTGCCCAGTCCGGTGCGGAGGGCCAGCGGATCTTTTCGTAACCATGCAGAACGGCAAGCGCATCCGCATAAACCAGCAGGTCAAACGCTTCGTTAGCGCCCCTGCCCGGTTTTCGCCATTTTCCGTCACTGCCGCGCTCTTCATAGGTCAGCTCATCGTAAAACCACCGCCCCAGCCAGTCGGGAAAGTGGATATAGTTCGGCCCTGGTGTGTCACGCCACAGGGCATTATTTACACGATCCTTAAACGCATCCGTCTGAACCAGCCACAGCGCGACATCGCCACTGGCTCTGGCACGGCGGGCACTTCTGCCGGTATTATCCGGGAAGGTTCGGTTAATCAGCCTGTCACGGCGAAGTCCATCCCCCTTGAACAGAAACACCCTGTTGCCCAGTCCGTCACTCCGGCAACGACGCCAGAAACGATAGGCGTTATCTGTCACCCCGGCTTCCCCTCCCGTATCCACCGCCATGGCCATCAGACGCATGCGCACATCCGGATCAGAAGCCAGCGGCCATGTTTTATGGAACACATCCGTCAGCAACAAATCCCAGTCCTCCGGATATGCCGCCGGATCAACCGGCAGACTTTCACCGTTGGGACTGCAGCGCAGTGAATGCCGGATGTTGTAGCGATCAACAATCCAGCGTTCCCCCTGCTCTCCGTATCCGGTGATCTGCACAACAAAACGGCGATTTTTACCGCCCTGTACGTCAACCGTTGCCTCAATAAAACGCACACCATCCGGCACAGATCGCCGGGGAAACGGCTCGGCACGCTGTTCAAGCAGTTCACTTTTACGCTGTTCCGTGGCTGAACGGGGCAGATAGGGTCGTCCGATATCGGTGTTCACCACCGCTTTCAGGGTCTCTTCACTGCCGGTTCGCTCATACTCTTCTTCTGCCGCCAGCAGTTTAAAAATCAGTTGTTCCCAGGTCTGAAACGCCGCAGCTGGCCCCTCCATCCAAAATGACGCAATCCGGGAGTTTCGTGGCGTTCCGGTGATACTGCCGTCCGCCGCCGCCCGTTCACCTTCACGAAGCCAGATCCCCTGGTTATTCAGTTCGCGTTTCTGCTCAGGGGCAATCAGCCCGCGACAATGCGGACACATCAGACGGGCAGCCTGACCGGCAGCCACAAAATCCGGGTTATTCCGGTATCCGGTCATGTTATCCATCACCGGCTGAAAATATTCCCCGCAGTGCGGACACGGCCAGTACCACCGGCGGCGGTCTCCCCGGTTATACAGTGACAGGATCCCCGTTGTTGGCGGTGCCTCATGTGCGCCACCACAACGCCATTTGGTATCGGTGATATCCCGCCCCGGTGAACTCTCGACCAGGGTCATCCCCGAGGACATAAAGGTGGTGGTACGCTTTGAGGCCAGCGTGAAGGCATCCCCTTCCCCGTCCACATTTTCAGGGAAACGGTCATAATCCGTCAGCGCCACACGACGGTAATCCGAAGAGGAAAAGACGGTGATCGACGGCCAGCCAATCTTCAGGAAGGAGCCGTCAAGAAACATTTTATCGTGGACGTTGTTGTCATTACGGGAAGGACTGAGGCGCTTGCTGACCTCCGGACTGTGGCGAAACGTCCTGGAAAGACGCGTTCTGGAATGCTCACGCGCCTTCGTCTCAGTCATCTGCACCACCAGCATATCCGCCGGATCACAGATGATGCCGTACACAATCCAGCCATCAATCAGCCCTTCGGTTTTCCCGGTTCGCGCAGGTCCCACAAACACCACCGCGTCATATTCACGGGCTGATAATGTATTAATGGGGTCAATCATATAGGGCGTCAGCGATGACTCCCACGGACCGGAAGTATTGGCTCCCCGTGGAACCCGCATATAACGCCTGATGGCTTCCGCTACTGGTAACCGGCTGGGTGGGCGAAACAGCGAGGCCACTTCGCGCCAGATATCGGATGCGCGGCTATGGCTCTCGTTCACCTGATTCACATATCGGCCTCATCACAACAGTCAATGACTGCCTTTTCCAGTGTGTCGCGGATCTCATCAACCACAATCTGTACTTCATTCAGTTGTGATGCAGTCCACCCCCTGTCCCTCTCCAGCCGGTCAGGCCAGGTTTCCAGTACCTGAACTATCGCTTTCACCACGACAGAAAAGGACCGCCTGACATCACTGACTGGCACAAGCTGAACAGTTTCATGCTGAAATTTAAGACGCTCGCGCTCGGACTGATACCATGCCTTACGAGCGTGAGGATCCATATCCTCATCTTCGGAAGATGGTGGTTTTTCCAGCAACGAAGTTATCAAATCCGTCAGGAGATACAGTTTTTTCTTTTCATTACTGCCTGGTGCAAGAGGAACATCCGCCATTCTGGCGGCAACAGTCTGCCGGTGCAGACCTGAAAGGGCTGCCAGTTGATTAATATTTAACTTCATATTTTTCAGCTCGCCGTCCATTTACATCCCTCCACATAAACCGCAGAACAGAAGTGACTCTGTTTTTTTGTAAAGAAATGCCGCCATATAAAGATGTCGAACAAAAAACAACCACAATCATCATCTTTTTAATACTAACAGCATTAAAAACAACAAGTTACCATCATGATGATGATGACGATAAAATCACAAAAATGCGCCTTTTTCCGCGCCCGCCCGCCCCGTGTTCAGGCCCACCCCACCAGGAGGACCCGCAAAATGATAATGGTTATCATTTGCAACAAAATCCAGTTTCTTCCACCATCGCACCGGACTGGCGACTATGAGGGGACAACACCGCGCTCCGTTAACGCGGTAAACCCCGGTGTGTATCGTTTTTGATTATCCCCGCACACTCTCGCAGAGGAGTCTCCCTGTCTGGCTGCGGTCTCTGTTAATGCAGGAATACGGCGACGATACGGCGCATCAGCAAAACTTAGTTCAGGCACTGAGTGCGGATATAG